GTTTCGACCTGATGCCCTTCATTGTCATATCGCAATACGGTATCTTTTTCTTCGCCTCGCATAACTCTTGTCCAGAACTCGCGGATCTCTTTCGCATCGGCTGTCTTCTCCTCGTCAATCTGTTTGAGTTTTTCTTCAATGGCCTGTTTGATTTCAGGTTTTTCCAGGTTTTCGGGGCCAATGGAATGCGCACTTTTTTTAGAGTATCCGGCACGAATTGCAGCCTGTGTGGCATTGAGATCAATCAGATATTCCTGTACGAACCTCCTTTGTTTTGCCGTCAGCTTCATGCCATCGCCCCTTTCTTAATTTACAAAGACCACAGTCCTAATTTCTTAGCCTTGTTAATTAGCTCGCTGTTTCCCGATTTGTTAATTGCTGTCCTATTTTCCATAAAGCCATTCTTTCTTGTTACCTTGATCTTGTTCTTTTTAGCCAATTTATACAATGCATCTGTCTTCATCTCGGTCATGGTTTGTTTTTTATTGTACTTCAATCTATCTACTCGATTTTCTAAAATCTTTTGCTTAGACATTGTTTTATCGCCGTGATGATTCGTTCTATATGTGACTGTTGTTGGAGTCTCTTTTATTTTATGCATCATCTCACTACTATTCCGATATCGATAGCTATCCTCGTTTGAGAAGTCCATGCCTTTTGTTAAATATCCAATTTCTGCGTGCTCCGGAGTTTTTAAATTTTTTATATCTTTAGCACGTGCAATTTCTAGATCATAGGCTTTTTCGATTTTTGATACATCTTCTACATTTTTCGGATTATAAATTTGATAATCCTTAGCAATATACCCTGCGTAACGCTCTACCGTCGCTCTTTCTTCAGATGATAAGCTATTCAATATTTCTTTTTCTTCGCTTGCGCCTCCGCCACCACCTGATGCTTTGGCGTATGATGCTCCTCTACCGCCCATACTTTCTCACCCTTTCCAATTGATGATTTTTATACCATATCACTTCTGTATCTGTTTCCATTTCAATCTTTTGACCATATGCCAGTATCTTTGATGGATGGATATGATCGATCATCGCTTCCATACCATCTAACCATGTGTTCCTTGCCGAATCATCCCGTATGCAACCGGTAGTTGATACAGCCACGATCGAGCCCTTTTCGATTCCATCAAAGCAGAAATCATATGTTCCAGGCTCTGCCCATGATACTGTCGGTATCACCTTGATACCTTGCTTTTGGAAGAACTGGCCAATCATACGGCTTCTGTATGTGTTCCACACTTTCATTGCCATGGGCATATCCATGTACAGTGAAAAATCAGGGGTAAACACACATTGGAATCTTTTCAATGGATTGATATACCGTTTTGGATGATTCCATAGGCGCTCAAACTGATAATCATCAACGAACATATGCACTCCACAATTGTAGCATCTGCTTGAAAGAACCTCATTGAATCCGATAAGCTTATCCGGAACAACTTCACATCGACGTATGATCGGCATCTGATATTTGCCATCAACTGTATTTGGGTCATATATATCAAGATTGTATTTTTTATATGTCAATTCTTTTCCAGCCATATGATTCCAACTTTCAAATCATCATTCCATCTAGATGGTACTCTTTAAACTTCTTCCATTCCTCAATTCGCTTTTTTTCACTTTCGATACCGGCTTGCATCGAATCCAAGATGCTTATGATCATCTTTTGAATACGCCTATCGTCGTGGATTGCAAGCTTCAAATGTTTGAAAATGTCCGGGTTGATATTCAGGCCAGTCTGATATCTTCGTAAAAAGTCAGGAATGACCATATCGAGAATGTAATATAAATATTTAGGTTCTACCTTATCCGTCTGAATAACACCGTATTTCGAATCAACAAGTCCATCATGATCCATATACACAAGCTGTCCTTTTGTTGCACTTACTTGGATCAATATGCTTCCGGATGGATATACTTTGTTCTTTTTGCTTCTCTCAAATGTCGCTATATCAAGTAGTTTCGTTTCTTTTTGATTCATAAGAAGTGCTTGATTCTTATCGATGAAATCATTGACCGACTGCGACATCATTGATAATGTATGCTGTTCTCTTTCACGAATATGCTTGACCAGATTGTCACGATTCTGTTGATAGTCACATGGGCCGTCAAGCGTTTGAAGCATCTCTACAAGGCTTTTTTGTGTATTGGATATATTATCTTCAATCGCTATTAAATCGTTTATATTTTTCTGAATATCGATTGGTGGCTTTGGTTCCGATGTATCCACATATCTTGGAATATTGAGATTATAATCATTGTCACTTATCTCATCCAATGAGGCAACATGTGAAAACTTATCTACATCCTGTCTTAGCTTATAAGCGGAAATCACTTTATCGATATGCTCTTGAAGCATAATATTCTTTTTGCCGTCCTTTTGGAACTGCTTTGATGCTTCGATGAATAGGACATCATGCTTATCTCTATTGAGCTTTAAAACAAGTATGCATACCGGAATATCTGTGTTCAAAAACAATTTATTAGGCAATCCAATGACCGTATCAATCAGATTCTTTTCAATCAATGCTTTTCTTATTTTTTCTTCCTTTGCGCCTCTAAACAAGACACCATGCGGAAGTATGAAATAGGCTTCTCCATGCTCTTTCAAATGTGATAAAGCATGCAATATAAAAGCGTAATCGGCTTTTGCTTTTGGCGGCAACCCAAAATAAGCGAATCTCGAATCATTGGCATAGGATTCACAATTCTCAAACTTTAGACTATATGGCGGATTGGAAATAACAATATCAGTTTTGTAACTATTGCCTTGCGCAACTTCTTCGATATCGCTAAATTGGCCGTTTTTAGTCAATTTCCAAACGTGATCAAATGTATTGGTCAACACATCACCATGCCTTACATAAGCATTGACACCACGAATGGATAAATTAAAAAGGAGCATCATGATTGAATTTTCTGATAGCTCCTCGCAATAAAATGTTCTGTTTTTATCTTGCATCCATGTGGATATTGTTAAGCCTCCGATGCCTGCGCATTCATCAAGTACGGACTGCGCATTCCCTTTTTGGATGCCTCCAAGTATCTTGCATATGCAATCTGGTGTATAGTCTTGCATCATCGATTTTCGGTTGCTCTGCTCTTCCTGGAAATAATTTGTGAACCAGTCATAAGACAGATCACTTTCAATGTTCAAAAAGTCTTTAAACGTTTTTTCTCTTTTTGACTTATCGAACAGAATTGTTTCCAATGCATCATGGAGTTGATAAGCTTCCTTGAAGCCAAGAATATCATTTATTTGCTTTGTATCGATCATATGTATCCGCCAATCCCATACAAAAAAGGAGTCACCAATCTAGATAACTCCTTGTTTTACATTTCTGATGATACTAATATATCACGAAAATCGGTTTACAATGTAAACTCTTTACGATTCCACAAAAATATATTTTTTGATTTTATCTTTTCCGATGGTTTTCACTGCATTGATTGCGTCAAGTTCAGAGTCAAAATAGATAACACCTTGCTCGTGCATCGATTGGTAGTTAACATAATCCAACCCTTCAATACGGGTATACATAATGAAATAATTGTCCTTACCACGATTGAATTTTCTTCTTCCACCTAATCGAAGCATCTCTGTTTCAATCTTTCTCCGTTCCACCTCGTTTTCCGCTTCTTCTTCAATTAAGAATACGTTACCTGTTTGTCTGCATTCTATAGCGTAAGAACTGTTGTTGCTCCATATTCCAGATAAGACGGTTCCACAATTATCAATGAAATAGCATTTATCACCATTTTGCAATTCCCATACGCTTTTAGGCTTTTCTACGTATGGTTCCAATAAGTCCTCATGAATTTCGTCCAAATAATCATCATGTTCCCATTCTACGTTGTAAAAATACTTGTCTTTATTAAAACTATAATCAGATACACCAGTGATAATTGCACTACTTTTATACTGTTTGCAATATACCTTATCTCCAGCCTTGAATATTGGCTCTCGAATTTTCATTCTTATTCACCTCAACATAACTTTCTAATTTCTTTTTTGATATGCTTCCACATTCCTTGTCTTGTATATCCGTACTTCTCCGCCACATCCCACTGGCTCATTCGGAAGATGTACAGATCAAACAAGATGTTCTGGTCCCGGATATCCAGCAATTCTATCAGTCGGCACTCGTTGATGCGCCTTCGATAGTAATTGATCTCCGATTCCACCCGTGTAGCAACCTCCATCAGTGCGACCGGGCTCTGATACTGGTGCTGATACGACGGCATCGGAAGCATGGACCTTGACTGCTCATCCGTCAGACTGGGACCATCATGGGACAACCCAAACTTTCGATTGTTGATAACTTCGAGTTCTTCATTAAGCTCAATGATCCGGTGGCAGCAATAGTCCAATGATTTCATATCATTGAGCACCTGAGAAACTTTCACCACGACGTTTTCCTTTCATAGCCTTGATGGCAGATACTGCATCAAATGCGGCCGATGCGTTATATATCTTCTCGCACGACCTCATGGTCATGTGATGATCAATCACATAATCAAGTACGTTTTCTTTTTCGTACTTTTTTATCTGGTCAAGCTTCATCAGGTCACGCTTTGACAGACCGTACTGGATACATAGTCCGCCCAGTTCCATCTGAAGCTTGCGGTTATCCTCCTGTGCTTTGAATGCCGCCAAGCTACTTCTGCCTACTGACCCGAGACAGCCTTTTGATCTCAGCTCTTTATGGATCTCTTCGAACGATCCAATGGTGTCTAGATCCTTGACAGCTTTAATCACTTTGTCCTGGATTGATTGGCTTACCGGTTTGCGCGCCTTGATCTTTGACAAGGTGGCCTCGGAGATGCCCGCATAATTGGCGATCTGGTATGATCGCAAGCCAGGATACTTTTCCGTAAACTTGTACAGCATATCCGCTGTCTCACTGCTATCAGCGACGATAACAGTGCCTTTTTTCATGGCCATATTAATCCTCCTTTTTTGGTGCTTTGTACTTCTTCATCCATCGCCTGTAGCATGTGTATGAGCAGAAATATATGACTCTTCCATGATCTTTCGTCTTATACAGCCAATCACGTTTCAAACTGGATATTATCTTGCTCTTTCCACAATATGCGCAGTCGATGTGGTCGAATTTTTGAATCTGCATATTCCACCTTCTAAGAATCTGCATCTTCAACCTTCTCAATCGTATTGGGGTCAACCCTTACGGTCGATGTGCCGTAAGGCCATTTTTCTATGATGAAGCAACTAAGCCCATCATAGGCAAGCTCGCCTTTGACTTCCTTTCCTGTCGAAATTGATTTTGCTTTATATGTGTACATAGGTTTCTCCTACTCATTTGGCCTTTCAGGTAATGGCATCCAGTGCGTGATGCCATACGCTTCTACGTAATAGCCATTTATCTCACATATAAATTCATCATCTGATCCAAGAAATGCCATACAGCATCCTTTTGGACCATTATCGCCATAAGCAATCACATATTTTCCAACTCTTGGCAATCGGTCATTAACACTGATCCATTGGCCAAACCTTATGTAGTCTTCTACATCTGCAATTGTGCATGCTTGTTTTACCTTATGAACTGCCCAGAATTGACCATTTCCAAAATCAATATCATTTTTGTCAATGGCTCGCATTAATGTTTCGAATGCGTCTCTATAGCTTCCTTCTTCAACGATTTCGTTCATTGTTTTCTCCTTTAGAACGGCAGATCATCGCCTTCGATGCCGATTGTTTCGACATCGCTCGTATCCGTTCTGTAGTATCCATCCGATGCGTTTGGTGACTCCTTAGGTGGTGTTGGCTGTGACTGAGTCCGTGATTCCAGGAACGTAAAATTATCAATAAAAACTTCTGTGATATAGACACGCTGTCCTTGCTGATTTTCATAATTCCGTGTTTGCAGACGTCCATCCACACCAATCAATGATCCGCGATGCAAGTATTGTGCCATGGTATCCGCCTGGCGGTTCCATGCAACACAGTTGATGAAATCGGCTTCCGGTTGCCCTTCTTTCTTGAAATTACGATCTACGGCCAAAGTAAACGATACAATCGAAGTTCCACTTTGCGTTCTTCGCAATTCCAAATCTCTTGTCAAACGACCTGTCAATACAACACGATTGATCATGATCTTTCCTCCACGTATGGTTCATTGTCTTTCGATTTCATTTCTCGTTCAATGGCTTTGGCTGTAGCCATAAAAAGAAAATATAATACTTTTTCTCGGCCTAGATCTTCTTCAACAAGCTCGCAAAACTTTGAAAAAATATTTATTTCCAATTCTAATTTTGCTTTTGTTTCTTCCAGTTCAGTCATTGTTTTTCCTCCGCATTTATATTTGAATATGTAACTGTAATATCATTAATGTTATTTTTATCATCGGATTCATATTTGATATCTATTTTTTTCATTGGCTTTGATCCAAGGCCATAATCACAAACCGCATTTATCTTGCATTCCGAGCAATCGCTATCGTTGATTGTTACTTCACAAATGTTTTTGAGCATAGAAAGCATCACATATTCATTCAAATCATTTGTCTTGATCATTGTTTTCTCCTTTGTCTTCAATCAATCCTTTTGTAATCTTGATTGCTTTTTCTGCAATCCTTGCTGTTTCATCTACACCAAAATTGATTTCCATTAGGTCTAATAGCATTTCACTAAATTTTTTCGACATCGCAAAGCTTTGTTGCGATTCTTTTAGAGCATTCGTGATTACTTTGTAATTGTATTCTTGTTCTTTCATTTGCTCTCCAACTGTCTTTAGGCGGCGTTGGCCACGAGTACGCACGTTTTTCATCGTCACATTCCATCTCTTTCCGTCTCATTTGCGTCACAATTTTCATATCTGTCGCCATCTTCAGGCTCATAGTTTGGACTTCTCCAGTCCAGTGAATCCATTGATTCACGCTGTTGTTCGATGCGGTCAAGCTCCGCATCAGTGATTATTCCGTACATTCTAGTTCTTCTTTCCTCTCGTATTTTTCACACCAACTTCTATTGCTTCTAGTTCCAAACCAATATTCGCATCTTGATTCTTTTGATTTTACCTTTGGCTTTTTTGAAAAAATAGATTTTTTGTAGTATATAATTGGAACTTCATGCTTGCAGTTCTTACACTTATCAAAAATCATTCACCGCACCTCTTCATACTGTGGCATGTTGAATCCAGAATACGGAACGCCATTTTTATCAAAGTGAGTCATGCAAAAATAAATAGATTTTAAGACTCGTTCCGCCGAGTCTTTATCTTTATATGTTCCTAATTCGGCCAAACCATTTAAACCAATGACTGCAGCTTCAACGTTGAATTCTCCCTCATTGGCTCTTTCACCAACTTTTAATCTGTTGTTTTTATCATATTCATTTTTGACTCTGCAAATGATCTCGCTTGTAAGATCCACATTTATTAATTTCTTTTTATCTTGAGTCTTTATCCACATGGTTAATTTTTCTCCGTTTCATCATCCATTGATAATTGCTTGGCTGTATTCATTGTTAGATTCTCGATAAACTGCCTGGTTGACGATGGTAATGCCTCCATCTTTTTATTTTCTTCTTGCAATCGTTTATATCGTTTAATGAAATTGTTTTTCATATACTCACGTTCTTTTTGAGTCTCAGCTCGTCCAATGCTTCTTAAATTAGATGGTGTACCTAATGCTCTTTGCTCCATTCTTGTTAACTGTTCAAACTTCCGTCTTGGTGATTGAATAGCTCCCTGTACATTCTGCATGACGTGATCCCATGCATCTTCGGGATCAATATCAGCCTTATGTCTGTTGTCTGTGATGATTCCCTTGACGTTTCCAATCGTTGGCGGATAGCCTTTTCTATCATTTGAAATAAAATAATCTACTGCACTTAATACCTCGTTTGGCTCATACTGCTTAAAATGTTTGAACCATGTTCCAGTAAGCATAGCTAAATCGGCATCGCTCATATCTTTATATGAGTTTGGATAATTAACCTTGATGTATGAAACAAGTTTTGTAACTTCTTGTAATGTCATTCAATCCTTTTATCTCCTTTATCTAAATCTTGTGTAATCCTTTCTAATCGTTCATAAAACGATTCTTCACTTTTCTTTTTTTTGTATGGCTGATTCAGATACGATTCAAACTTCGTTCCAAATAATGTTTCTGGCCTAAGGAATTTGTTCATGCGTTCATCATCTAACCATTCTTCTGATTTTTTGACGATCACTGTTTGAAAATCCTCTACTGTAAATCCTTCACTCAATCTTGCATGAATAAGCGATTGAGTCTTTTTTGATCGTGTAGTGTAATGCGTTCCGCATTTGAGATTTAGGAAATCGATGATTTCTCTATATATCTCTTTATAATCACTATTTTTTATGACTATATTATCTTTACTATTGTTTATATCTATATTATTATGTGAACTTTGTTCACTGGGCTCTGTGAACTTTGTTCGGTGAGCTATGTGAACTTTGTTCAGTGAGCTATGTGAACTTTGTTCACTGGGCTCTGTGAACTTTGTTCGGATGGCTCTGTAATAGCAATGCTTAGATCCATTTTTCCAAATTGTTTCTTTTTTCTCGATACATCCTTTTTCTTCTAATTTTTTTAATGTTTTAATGATCTGCCTTTGTGATACACAACACCACTTAGCGATATATGATTGAGAACCTTGGAACCAACTATTGCCGTCCTGACTAAATCCATAAATCAATGCGTACGCCAAAAGTTCACTGCCTTTTAATTTCAGCTCGGTTACCATTGATTCTTTTACAACAATGTAGTTCTCATCGTCCATGTTAAATCTCCTCGATCATCACTATCGTTCTAGGCACATCGGAATAGTATTTGCATACCGATGTTTCGACTATTTGCTTATCATCGTCGTAAGCGATATGGTTCAGTGCATCCAGTATCGCTTTCTCGATGTTGTCGCAGTCGGGCTTTTTTGTAGGTCTGACCTGTTTATCAATCATCAGCTTTTTGCGCTTTTTTGATGCGCTTTTGGGGATACTGAAGTACGCATCGATATGTACACGACACGGTCCTTCATAAGGCTGATGGCCTGGCACATGCTGCGCAAAGGCAACACGTACCAGGTTCTCAAACTCGACCGTTTTCTTATCGGTATAGGTATGCCCATACCGTGTGAAGCGTGGCCTTCCTTTGTGCCCAGGCTCACCAGGCACGCTGAAAAGGACCGCCATTATTTGACTTCTCCGGTTACTGGATCTGTATTATCATTAATATCCTGTTCTTCATATTCTGCTTCATAAAATTCATTTGGCACTTCTGACATGTCATTTGAAACACTTTCCTTAATCGTTTCGTCTTCAGAAACTGCTCTTACAAAATCAGTTTTTAAAGGGGCGTATTTCAATGCTTTTTTTAGCACTGTCTTCTTTGCCATTTCATCAAAATTTGTCTGCCAAGGGCCGTTAGAATAGGTCTTTGAGTATTTTTCGGCATGCTTTTTTACATCGTTATAAGACATCACCTGAAAGCTGTAACCGCCATTTTTAAGCTTTACGATGGCATAGTAAGATATCGGGTTGCCACGATTTGCCATTGAGGGCTTATGCTTCAAAATTGGGTTTAAACCGAGCTCATAGTCAAATTTATCGTTTTCGTAAACGACCTGAGCATCGACCATGCTTACTTCTCCAGAACGATAAGCAAGATCAAGCAGACCTTTGTAGCCAATTTGAAACTGGCACTCAGTAATCCCTTTTTTGCGGTTTTCATAAGGGATCAGATAAGCCTGGCCTAATGGGGTGTTAGGTTCCAATCCTAATTGCGCCGCATTCATCATTGCACCTAGAAAGCTCTGACGCGTGCATACTGCCAACTTTGGTGTGTTGCCTACTGCACTCAACGCAATACGCGTGAATCGCTCTGGCGTCATTACTGTAGGTAATGCCTTAGCGATTTCTTCCTCGTAAAGCTTAATGTAGTCTTTGATTGTTAAATTTGTTTTCTTGGCCACGCTGTTATTGGCCTTTTTTGCAATCATTCCCTGTTGATTAGTAGTTGTCATTATTCTTCATCCTCCTTCATTTCTTTGATAAGGAATCGTCTTGTCTTTGATTCCTTTAAATATTTTTCATAAACATCTGGATTTTCTTTTTTGAATCTGGTCGTGTCGAATCTTTTCGACACAGATTCCTTCCAGGTGATGCTTGCATGATTGGAATACGCATATACCGCGTCTCCCATCAAGTCTTTAATCTGGTTCTCATACTCTTTCTGCATCACTTGGAGTTCTTTCTGCTTGGACTTTAGCTCGAGGATCATTGATGTAAGATCATCACTTATGAGCACGCTTCCGACGTCCTCAGAAGCGTCAAATACCTGGTTTAGTGCCTCACTGGTCGAGTCTGTTCCATCTACCGGTGGCTCCTGATCCGTCTTGACATAGTTCCAGAATCTATGCTCTTCACGGATCAATGCTTCTATTTCTTCTTCGTTGCGCTCGACCTCGAAAAAATAGAATGCTTTTCCAAGCACAATGATTGCAATGTACCACTTGTCCATGCCTGTTACGGCCATATAGTGCATGCATTGGGCATAATATGATGCGGGAATGTCGCCCTTGTCATATCTCGTCCGGGTCAATGCATTGGCTGTCTTGCACTCAAGCCCGGCATTCTCACCAACGACCAATCGGTCAACGTTGGCAAGCATGTATGGATGCTCTTTGGACTGGTAAGAGAATCCGCTCTTATGGACCTTCTTCCCAGTGGCTTCCATCCATCTGCGCGCCACGTAATCTTCCAGATCACGGCCTTGCCGCATGGACTCATTGTCCGGCTTGGGTGTGATCCGTCCCGTCTTTTCGCACCATAGATAATATGGCGACTTATACGGGTTGAATCCCAGGATAGCGCCGGCATCACTGCCGCCTATTCCTTTCATTCGATTTTCCAGCCATTCCTCATGGCTGGATGGAAGCTTGTTCTTAATGTAAGGTTTCATATGATTTCATATTCCTCTATAAATGCCAATTTCTTTTATTTATTCTCTTTTGCTAGTTCATCAATGATAGCTAATACTTTTTGTGTCTGTTCATCTGAAAATTCAAACCGTAACTTTTTGGAAAACCATGAATCCGTGATTCCTAAAGCATTGGCAATTTTCCACAATGGAACATTATTGTTTTTTGCTGATTCTCTGATCTTTAAA